CAACAGTTATCAACTTCAGAGCTATTACTTTGGCCCGTTTCTTTTACACCTAACTTTAATAACTCTTTGGTGAGCTTTATGAGCTGTTTTTGTAGTTTACGAAGATCCTTAACAATAGGTTTTGCTACTGAAGTATCCTTTCCGCCCATAAAAGCAAGGAATGCTTCATAAGCAAGACTTTCATTGAGTTGTGCTATCTCTACCTTGGTCTCATGGATCTGATTTTCAAGTTGTTTGATCTGCTCCTGTTTGCTCGTGGAATGTCCAAAACTTGGCACCAAAAGCATAGCAAGAACAAGAATCCTATAATTCATAGGGTGTCCTTAATAATAGTGTAATACATGTACTTACTTGAATGCAGAGCGTAGAAGACCACTAGACGTGACAGCCTCTAGAATACTGAATTGACTCCTGCGGACGTTCCTTGCTCTTACATCCATAATTTAATGTAAGGAATATGAAAACGTTGTCAAGGCCTTTTAAAATTAACTTTTATTTCTTCCTGTAACATTGTTTTAATGGTAGCTCTGAATCAATAAAATGAGTATAGTTTCTAGGTTCTTTGGTGTATCGATGTTGACTCCGTTGATACATGTTTTTTATTTACCCGGGATGGCTTGCTCCTTTCCCGGGTAAATTTTAGTTCTGTATAATTTTCTATTTCTTCTTTCTGAACGTTTTTTGTTTTATAGTACCCATGACCCAACAGGGATTTGGTCACCCTAATCGTATTGGCCCAATAGAGTCTGGTCCAGCTCAAAACAATCGGCGCAATGTGAGTATTCGTCCGTACTCAACAGTCCGTTCTTTATGTCCTTTACACAAAGGAATCTAGCTATGGCAATAACGACAACCAGTTCGTTACCATCGCCAGTACAACAGAGTTTTAGTTATAAACTTCTGTCTGTACCGGTCCCGAACATGATTCACAAAATCCCAGCAATGAAGAAGCAGATGCCTCGTAACGGTGGTAACACATTACGTATGCGTCGCTATAACCCACTTAATACGGCAATGGTTCCACTTGGAAACAGCGGGATTACCCCCCCTGCCCAATTGCTTACAGCTGTGGATATTGATGCAAAGATTTCGTTCTACGGTAAAAGTGCCGTAACAGTTTAACGTTTTGACTTATGTAACGTTGAACGAGCAGGTTAATAAATTGTTCTTTGAAATTTCTTGGTTTTGTAAGCAAATAGCCTGCTTTAAATCCGCTCTGATTGACTTGGAAGCCCTAACGTAAAGTCGAGGGTGACAAGGCGCAAGGGTTTAAGTTTTAGGATTATTATAATTACGACAATGTAATGCTCTTATTTGCTCAAAGTATGATTGGCGAAGATCTAACAGATCTTTTTCGAGAACGGCGATACCCTGAACGCCTTTTTCGACACCATAATTTGGTTTATAAGTTGCTCTCATTTTGATCATGATCTCTGCTTGGTTCTTTTTTGCAATAAGATAAGGAAGTAGTATTTCGACCAGATGAGTGACTCTTTCTCCTGTTGCTATCCATCTATAGTAGGTTCTTCTGGCATTTTTGGGCATTTGGCTGGCCGCGTAAGTAGTTATTCGCCCACCAAACACCTCTGAAATCCAATCCATTAATGATTTATCTGAGTTAGTAACTTCGATATTGGTTTGATAGTACTTAGAGCCAGTTTTTGGATTAGAGCTGAAGTTCCCTATATAGATACTACCTTCTCCATCTATTATTCCTGCTAAATAAGCCATTTGAGCAATTGAGTATTCTTTGCGTTCGTAAGTATAGCGATTCATGAGATCCTTTATTTTGCATTGTAGTGTCTATATACACTATAAAACAAAATAACTTAAATGACTAGCGTGAGAGACTGAGGCGAGTGGACACAGAAATGTGAAGCGACAGTCCGATCCCCACGGAGACATGGGGAATGAGGAATAACAAGACTCATCGCCAAATAGAAAATGTTTGGTAATAAAAAGTAACAAGTAATGTACATTACAGAACCAAGACCCTAAACAGTATGGGGTCTTAAAATCTTCTCTGATAGACTTGGAAATCGTAGTGGCATATAGCTAACCGGTGACAAGGGGCAAGATTATGGAATGGTATAATTCAGATGAATTCGGGCCTAAACATTCCTCCCAGATTTTTGTTTGGGATGCAAGGGCAAATAAAGAAATCTATATCCATTTCCTAGGTGAATGGGAGTTTGGTGCTAGCAATAGTAGTTCCTTTTGTAGGAATTTTCCTATTTGGCGGTATGTTCACGATGGAATTGATCCTATACCACGTAATCAGCCTGAACGTAGCAAGCGAGAAGACCTGCACCATAAAGATTGTATTCCTTGGATAAAGCATGATTGTTGGCATGGTTATGACAGGCGACACTTATGCAAATATAAAGAGGATTGCGATAACATTGTAGGTGCTAGGATGCGGTGCTCTGAACACTGTGGAAATACAGTGAGGGATAAGTAGAGAAAGTCCCCGCCTAGCAATAGGTCATAAAAGTAACAGATTGGTATTAAATGAATGCGCAGCACGTCTTGGTGTTTCCCTTAATTGTATGGGGGAATTAAAATCTTCTCTGATAGACTTGAACACCGTAGTGGCATATAGCTAACCGGCAACAAGGGGCAAGATTATGAAATTGAATCCAAGAACCGTTCATCCAGAAAACGGTACTATGTGTTTTGCTATAAATGATGTTACTATCACCTCTTTTTGGCGCTATAAACATAGTTCCGGATTTGTTGGGGTAATTCTATTTGAAGACGGCAAATGGTATTCGTTTCCAGGAAAAGTAGAAATTGATAACACGAATGATTTTCTTTGGATTGAATTATATGATCAGCCTGAACGTAGCAAGCGAGAAGACTCACAGAAATGTGAGATGCGGTGCTCTGAGCATTGTGGAAACACAGTGAGGGATAAGTAGAGAAAGTCCCCGCCTGAGAAGGTCACAAAAGTAACAGATTGTAGACAAACCGAAGACCAATTAACACGCGATATGCTTGCAGCAACTGCAGGATTTATCAATTGTACAGGTGGTGTTAATGGTGACAACCCAACCGAAATTACTCGTGCTGATGTTGATGTAGTTATTCGTTCTTTATTGAACAACAATGCTTACACCATCATGGATAATATCGAGGGTGAAGATAAGTTCGGTACAGCTCCAACTCGTGATGCTTATTTTGCACTTTGCAGCACAAACTTAACAGGCGACTTGGATACTGTTGCTGGATTCATAGCAAAGAGTCAATATCCATCTCCTATGAACGCGTTACGCTCAGAATGGGGCGCAATTGCCAACCTGAGATTCCTTATTTCATCGATAGGTTCATTTACAGCAAATGCTTCTGCTCTTGGCGCAGATGTATACAACATCTTCTGTGTTGGTATGGAAGCTTATGCATGTATTGAACAGGATGGATATAGTGCGAGCTTTGACATAATAGAGCTCATTAAATCTTTTCTGATAGACTTGGAAACCGAAGTGGCTATTAGTTAACCGGTGACAAGGGGCAAGATTATGGAAGAAAAAGAATTTTTTTATTTTAGTATACATAAAGACATGCATACGATTGTAACTAAAGGTAACTCATATTACCCTTTTTATAAGTCTAATATGCCTATGGAGTTGAATGAGCATGACCCCGTATTGATTGATTGCTCAGAAAAACTTAATGTCGGTATAGATGAACTTATCAATCTTCTATGTATATTTTATAAATTATTCCCTAATCAGCCTGAACGACTGAGTGAGAAGACCTCGAAAGAGGATGCGACAGTCTGAACACTATGGAAACATAGTGAGGGAGATCCGAAGAGGTTTCCCCGCCTAGCAATAGGTCCCAAAAGTAACAGAATGTATTTATAGGCCGCCTATCTACGATGGCCCATTAGCGTTAAACGCTTCTGTAGGCTACAAATTTGCTGAGGTCCCACGTATCACAAATGACCTTTGGGTCATCAACCTTCGTGCAACCTTAGCGGTTTAAGGAGATATAATGGACG